AATCTTAAGACAAAATACAACTTTCAAGGCGATATAGGCAAGAGTGCTATACTAAATTATGACATACCTACAGGCAGATATTATACAGCAGGAGGTTACGTTCCTACATTTGATTTAACAAAAAATTTTGATAGTCAAGAAAAACAGCTATCTTTAAAACCAAACGCAGACTTTGAGTTTATGCCCGATGAGGACGAGCTAGAAGATTGCCCATTTTAAACTACATAAAAACAAAACTAATGAAAGTACTTAATTTATATGCTTGTCTAGGAGGCAATAGGCTACTATGGGATAACTGCGAAGTAACAGCGGTAGAATTAGACCCTGAGCTTGCTAGACTATACCAAGAGAGATTTCCAAAGGATACGGTAATAGTAGCAGATGCACACCAATATTTACTAGACCACTACAAAGAGTTTGATTTTATTTGGAGTAGTCCACCTTGCCCTACTCACAGCAGAATGAGAAAAACAAACACAGGAGAAGGGGAGCGAAAGTCTAAAGCAACTTATCCCGATATGAAACTATATCAAGAGATTCTATTACTAGACCACTTTTTTAAAGGTAAGTATTGTGTAGAGAATGTAATACCTTTTTATGAGCCTTTAATTCCTGCAAAGAAAAGAGGTAGACACTTATACTGGACTAATTTTAATCTACCTACTGACTTAGGAGAAAGAAAAGCAAAAGGGTTTACACATGAAACAAATGGATTCATAAAAAGACTTTCTGACTTTCACGATTACGATTTTAGAAAGTATAAAGGAAAACAAAGAATACATAAAATAGCTAGAAACTTAGTAGATTACGAAGCAGGGAAAACTATTTTTGACACAGCTAGAGGAATAATAAACAAGAAAGACACAAAACAAACATCTATATTTGATGAACTATAAAAACAAATGTAAATATAATTTATACACCTGTTCTAATTTAAGCGAGTATTTACACTGTAAAGAGTTATGTAAAATATGTATAGATGGAGATGCCTATCAACACATAGACAATTTTAAAACAGTAATAAAAACAATTAAAACTAAAAACAAAACGACATGAAACTATTAAAACAATGTACACTAGATGGAGTAACAAGGCGAAAAGACAAGAGCTTAAAAATTTCATTTATAACAAGCCTAGAGCAAAGCAGCAGCGAACTAATGGAAGTAGATAAGCTACTAGACTCAAACGGAATATTATATTTTAAAGATAGCGAAGGACTTTCTACGGATGAAATAAACCAAATAGACAAGGTTGTACTAGACAAACCAAATGGTAAGACTCAGAGCGAAAGGCTAAGAAATGTATTGTATTTATATTGCAAACAGAAGATAGGTAAAGAGCCGACAAAAGAACAGTTTGTAGAGTTCTACCAAAAATACACAGAGAAATATATCCAATATATTAAAGACCAGTTAAACGATTAAAACTAAAACTAAAAATTATGAACGTAATAGAAGAACTAAACAAATTTGATAATAAAATGCAATCTATTAGAGAAAAGTTATCAGAACTAAAAAAAGAGAGAATAGAATGGTGTAGAGAAAATAAAAAGGAGATTAAAAAACTCTATCCTAAAAAAAATAAAATATATCAAATTGAGGATAAGGATAATGCTTTTAGGCACTCTTATGGCTTTAGAGATTTAATGGATAATGACGAGGTTTTTTATTTTAAAGCTACCGACATAAGGTTTATGCCTCATAGAGATTTTGATTATGGTTATGGAGGTGAAAAGCCTACAGTTTTAGGTGCTGTTTTAGATTGCAACTTAAACGAGGTTCGTAGTGATTGTAGAATTTATGTAACAAATTTAAAAGATGTTATTAATGATAAATCTCCTGCACAGATGCAAACAAAATTTACAAAGGTTTATGTTATGATTGATAAGAATACAGGTTACTATAAAATAGGAAGGTCAAAAAACCCACAGTATAGAGAAAGGACTTTACAATCTGAAAAACCCACTATAGAGATGTTGTTTAATCACGAGGCAAGAGTAAGAGATGAAAAAGACTTACATAAGATGTTTGAAGATAAAAGAGTAAGAGGTGAGTGGTTTGACTTAAATGGCTCTGACTTATATAAGATTAGAGAATATTTTAATTGTGCAGATGCCACGCTGTAAAGTTTGTCGAGATAAATTCGAGCCTAAGTACTTCCTCCAAAAGACATGCTTTGAGCCTAGCTGTATTTTAGAATATAAAAACAAAGTAAAAGCCAAAGAATGGAAAGCAGAAAAGAAAGTATTAAAGGATAAGCTAAAAACATATTCAGACCATGTTAAAGAGCTTCAGGTAATCGTAAACAAATACGTTAGGCTAAGAGATAAAGACAAAGGGTGCATAAGCTGTGGCACTCCATTACTAGGAAAGTACGATGCAGGACATTATTACTCAGCAGGAGGAAACCCTGAATTAAGGTTCAATACAGACAACATACATGGGCAATGCGTTTATTGTAACCAACATCGACATGGAGCATTATTAGATTATACCGAAAGGCTACCTAATAGAATAGGGTTATGTAGATTTGCAGAACTAAAGAAGCTAAGAGGTAAGCCCATGAAGTATTCAATCCCTGAGTTAATCGAAATGAAAGTAATTTATAAGGACAAAATTAAACAACTATGAAAGTAACAGATAAAATAACAATAACGAATGAGGACAATATGGAGTTAATGGCACGTTATCCAGATAACTATTTCGACTTAGCTATTGTAGACCCTCCTTATGGGATAGTAGATAAAACATTTGCTAATAAAGGAGCACAGGAATTAATGGACATGAAAAAATGGGATAAAGTACCTACAAAAGAATATTTTAATGAATTATTTAGAGTTTCAAAGAATCAAATAGTTTGCGGTGGTAATTATTTTAATTTACCACATAGCAGAGGATGGATTGTTTGGGATAAAATGCAGTTTGTTTCAACATATGCACCATTCGAGCTTTTTTGGACAAGTTTTAACAATGTTGGTAAAATTTTAAAATATCAATATTCTGGAAACTACATAGGATTTGAAGGCAAAATAACACTAAGCAGTAGTAATCCAGCAAATAAAAAAATACACCCAACACAAAAACCTATTAAAATTTACGAATGGCTTTTAATGAACTACGCAAAGGAAGGAGATAGAATCTTAGACACCCACTTAGGCTCAGGAAGTATTGCTATCGCTTGCCACAACAGAAAGTTTAAATTATGGGCGTGTGAATTAGACAAAGAATATTTCGATGCGAGTATAAAACGTATTAAACAACAGACAGCTCAAACAACTATATTTGATTTAGGAGCATAAACAAAAGACTATGAAAACACTAGAAGATAAACAAGCTATCGAATGGCTAATATTAATCGGACTATTCAAAGCAACTATAGAGCAGAAAAGTATGTTAATAGGTGTAGAGAAGCAAAGAGCAAAGCAGCTATTTAATAACTGGATGAAACAAGGCACAAGCCTACTGAGTAAATTCGAGGCTAATTTTACAGAAGATGAGCTAGAAGAACTTTCTATATTAGTTGAAACATCTATGAATGATTTACGTAAAAACATAGTTGTAGTTGATTAAATAATTTTACTATATTTGCAAACGTGAACGAGGAGTTTATAAAAGAAAAAAGGCAAGTAATAGAAACTGCTTGTAAGAATATCTGCAAACATTCTGACATTTGGCAAGACTTATCTCAGGAGGTAAACATATATTTTTTGACTCATGAGCTGCCTAGTAACCTAAATAAAATAGATGGGTTTATATTCGTTGTAGCTTATAAGATGTTTCACTTGTCAGGGAGCGAGTTTAACCGCTTGCACTTTGATAATGTTTTGATAGAATCTACAGAACTTGACTATTTAAAGTTAAAAGATATTCCGTATATTAGTAACAATGTTTACAAAGAATATTTAGAGCAAGTGAAACAGTTAGACGAAATGGAGCGTATTTGGGTCGAAGAAATAGTAAAAAGAAACTTATCTATAAAACTATTCTCAGACCACACAGGAATACACAGAGCAACAGCAAAGGAACGAATGGAAAGCATATATAACAAAATAAGAAATAACAACAAATGATTATAATAATAATATCAATACTGACTATCTTAGCATGGACAAGTATATTTAAACAAACCTTTACAATTAAAGAAGGGTTTAAATATAGATTCAAATTAATAGCTCCTTTACTTAAAAGGATTGAAGATGTAAACATAACAGGAATAGAAGGACATAAAGGGAAGCCTTTTAACTGTGCCTATTGTCTTTCTTTTTGGACTGGATTAACTTTGTCTATTTGTTTATTAGACATTTCCTACATGGTTATATTTTTATACTTTGCAAAACAAGACTAATGGATTACAGAAAACTTAAATGGGGAGCTTTAAAGAGCTATGCTACTAAGCTAGGAATAAACACCAAAGGAATGACTAAAGAAGTCCTCTTAGAGTGGTTGGATGCCATGCCCGATGTAGCACATGGAATAGAGGAGTTAAAACCATTTACAGGAATAAAACAAGAGCATCCATTATTTGAGGAGATAAAAGACTACTTACCATATTTGAAAGCGTATAAAAAGCTGAATGCTATAAGTAGAGACCCTAATATAAACAAGGCAATAGCTACCTTATTTCTTAAGTACATAGAGGAGGATAAAAATATAAGATTGAATCTAGGTTGTGGAATATGCAAGCAAAGATACTATCAAAGAATGATAGCAGGATACAATAGACTAGTGGAGGAGCATGGAGGAGAACGTATATAATTACTGCTTAGAAGTACACGAGGACGGTCAGCTTTACATGGTTACTGAATATATGAATGGATATATTACTATTTGGGCAGCGAATGCAACTATAGAAACAGAAGGAGAAGTATATTTTATAAATTTATATGAAGATTAAACGTAAACATTATAAGGCTCTACAGTATGCCTCTTTAATTCAAAGGTGGCGATACTTGCCCAGTAACTTCATATTTGAAGTAGTAAACAATAGCGAGGTAAACGAACAGATGTTAAATAGAAATAGACAAGAGCAGAATGGTAAAAGAATATGAAGAAATGGACTGGAGCAAAAATTACACATACAAGGATAAGAAGATATACATTAGTTATGAGACTAAGAAGTATATTTTATGCTCATTTAATGAGAATGGCAAAGGAACTTTTAAACTAGAAAAGACTGAGTTCTATGGTTAGTATAAACCTTTTTAATGTAGGTTATCAAATCTACTTAATCCCAACAGTTAAATTTACCCACTCAAAGACATTGAATGGATATAGAGCTATAGAGTTTATATGGATAAATTGGGGAATAGAAATAGCATTAAACTAAAGCCAGATATAGTAATAAGAACGTAAACAAACAAACCAATGAATAAGGAGCTTACACCTAAAGAGCAGAAATTTGCAGAGCTATGTGTTACGTTAGGGAATCAAACAGAAGCGTATAGACAGGCTTATAAACCTGCTAAGAAGGATGCTGACTGGATTAAAGTAGAGGCTTCTAAGTTAGCAAACCAACCTAACATAACCCTAACCATCCAAAACCTTAAAGGAGAGCTATCCATATCTCATGGAATCGACAGGGGTTTTATCTTAAAAGGTTACTTAGAAATTATAAGCGATGCAGATTATACCTTTCAACTAGGAGCAGATAACACGCTTTCTAAGGAGGACAAACAAGCATTCTATAGGGTAATGAACCAAACTAAGAATACAGACAAGCTAAGAGCTTTAGAATCCATTGCTAAAATGATGGGCTTAAACGAGCCTGAAGTAGTGGAGCATAACCATACAGTTAAAACTTATAAAACTAATTGGGGATAATGGAAATTAATAAGATATACAATGAAAACTGTTTAGATACAATGAGCAGAATGAACGATAACTTTATTGACTTAACAGTTACATCTCCTCCATACGACAATTTAAGAACATACAACGGATATAGTTTTGATTTTGAAAGCATAGCAAAGGAATTATTTAGAGTAACTAAAGAAGGGGGTGTAGTTGTGTGGGTTGTTGGAGATGCTACTATAAAAGGGAGCGAAACGGGAACAAGTTTTAGACAAGCGTTATATTTTATGGAATGTGGGTTTAGACTACACGATACAATGATTTGGACAAAGGAACAATTAGCTTTTCCCGATAAAAATAGATATTATAATGGTTTTGAATATATGTTTATTTTAAGTAAAGGAAAACCAAAAAGCATAAATTTAATAGCGGATAAAAAAAATAGAGCATTTGGTAGATTTGTTGACAATAGCGGAGAAAGAAAAAAAGATGGAACAATAAGAAAAAAAAGAAGTTGTGCGGGTAATCCAATAAAAGAGTTTGGTGTAAGATGGAATTATTGGCTTATGTATAATCAAAGCAGAGGATTGCATTCTAAGCATCCCGCTACATTTCCAGAACAATTAGCAAATGACCATATAATAAGTTGGAGTAATGAAGGAGATTTAGTTTACGATTGTTTTATGGGAAGTGGTACAACTGCTAAAATGGCAAAGCTAAATAATAGAGATTATATAGGTAGTGAAATGTCGGAGGAGTATTGTAATATTATTAAACAAAGATTAGATTCTTTAGGTAAGTTATTTTAATTGGAGGAGGTAGACTTATATAGACCACACCCAAAGCAAAGGGAAATACACAAAGCCTTAGACACAGACATTAAATACTGTATTGTTTCTATTGGTCGGCAATTTGGGAAGTCAACACTAGGCGAGAATCAGTCTATAAAATGGGCATTAGAAAATAACCATTGGAAGATAGGTTGGGTTAGTCCAATATACAAACAAGCAAAGAAAGTATTTAAGGACATAGAAAAGGCTGTTATAGGCTGTCCATTTATTACCAATGTAAACAAAGGAGACTTAATACTAGAATTTACTACAGGTAGCTCTATACAGTTCTACTCAGCAGATGCTTATGATAGTATAAGAGGCGAGACCTTTGATGCTCTTATTTGCGATGAATTTGCATTCTTTAAACCAGAAGCATGGAATGAAGTCCTGAAAGCTACCGTATTAGTGCGAGGTAAAAAGGTACTTATCTTATCAACTCCGAAAGGGAAAAACCAATTCTATAATTTATTCAACCTAGCCGA